ATAATGCTGAAATGTTCTATGGTGTGATGAATAGTTTAGGGTGGAGTCTTGAAGCTGTTGCCGCCGCTTTAGGTAATCAATCTGGTGAGTCTGGTTATAACCCTTGGAGATGGGGAAGTGATAACGTACTTGCTTCAAACTCACAATGGATAGATGAAAGAGAACCTAACCCTAATCCGCCACCACGATATTTTAATCATGCCTATGGTTTATTTCAGCAAGACCCCGCAGGTAAATATCTTCATAGATCATACGCACAAAGCTTGTCAACCTATGCTCCAAACTATAGTAACCAAGCAGGTCAGCCACATGATGGTGATGCACAGTGCAGGTATCTTCATTGGATATGTTCAGACCCTTCTGGTGGTGAATGGTCAAGTTCTGGTGGTTCTGGCAGTTCGTATAAAATGTCATTTTCAGATTTTTATACAAATGCTCAAAATAAATCAGTTGACTTTTTGGTTCACACATTCTTCTGGGGTTATGAAAGAGGTACTTGGGATGAAGTACGGGTTACTGATGCTAATTTCTGGTATGAATACCTTGGCGGAGTAACTCCACCAGAACCACCTACTCCACCTACACCTACTCCTTCACGTAAACTTCCATTATTTTTCTACATCCGTTATCCATTTTAAAAGAAAGGAATAAAGACAATGGCTATCAAGACAAAAGAAGAATTGCTTGCTTCATTGAAACAATCCTTTGGTGATAATACAGACGATGCAACATTATCACTCATTGAAGATGTAACTGACACCTATGATGACCTTAACAGTAAAGCAAAACCAGACGGCAAAGATTGGAAAGCTGAAGCCGAACGCATTGACAAAGAATGGCGTCAGAAATACCATGACAGATTTTTCAACCCTGTAGAAGATGAAAAAGACCCGCTTGATGCGGGCGACCCAGAACCTAAGAAATATAGGTTTGAAGACTTATTTAAGTAAAGGAGATTAAACCTTATGCCCAGACGTATTGCTATGACTAATCTCAATGCTTCTACTCTTGATATTCTGAATACTATCAGAGCAAATGCAAGCATGGAATACCAGTCTCTTGTTCCAGAGATTAGTGATGTAAGAGACATTCCCAAAGTTGGTGAAGTGCTGTACGGCTATCCCAACCTTGCTAACCAGTTTCTTTCCTCTCTCATTAACCGCATTGCAAGCGTAAGAGTTAAGAGTGCAACCTTTAACAATGCTTACGCTATGCTCAAGAAAGGTTATCTTGAGTTTGGTGAAACTGTTGAAGAAGTCTTTGTGCAGATTGCCAAGGCACGTGAGTTTTCACCAGAAAAAGCTGAACAGCGTGAACTGAAGCGCACTCTTCCCGATGTGCGTACGGCATTCCACACGATGAACTATCGTGTTGAATATCCTATTACCATCCAGAACAATGATCTTAAAACTGCTTTCCTCTCTGAAAATGGCGTGCAGGATTTGATTGCAAGAATCGTTGATGCTATCTACACTGGTGCTGAATACGATGAGTTCCTTCTCTTCAAGTACCTTATCATCAAAGCTGTCGCACATGGTAAGATGTACCCCGTTGCGTTTGATGCAACCAAGATGAGTGAAGCTGCCGTTGCTTTCCGTGGCAACTCCAATATGATTACCTTTATGAGTGATAAGTATAATGCCGCAGGTGTTCATACTGCCACTCCGAGAGGTGACCAGTACATCTTCATGGATGCAAAATTCAATGCTCAGTATGATGTTGATGTTCTAGCCGCCGCTTTCAATATGGATAAGGCAGACTTCATGGGCAGACTTATGCTCATTGATGACTTCACCACTTTTGACAATGATCGTTTCGACGTTATCCGTGCTAACAGTGATATGATAGAAGAAGTTACAGCCGCAGAACTTGCTCTCATGGCAGATGTTAAAGCTGTTCTTGTTGATGAAGAGTGGTTTCAGATTTATGATAACCTTGCTCAGTTTGACGAGAAGTATGTGGCAAGCGGTATGTACTGGAATTACTTCTACCATGTGTGGAAGACAGTTTCCTTCTCCCCGTTTTCCAATGCTGTTGTCTTTGTTGATGATGGTGCTACCATCACTGCTCCTGCAACCTTCACTGCCACAATCGCAAGCGTGATTGATTCTGAATCTGCTAAGATTATCACTCTTGAAGTTGATGATACTGCAACCCTTGGTGACAGGAATGTTGTGTTCGTACAGGATGAAGATTCTACTGAAGCTGGGATTGCTGTTCACAGGTATGGCGCATTCATTGTACCTGATGGGCAGACTACTGTAACACCTATCGCAAAGATTGGTGATGCAGATTACACTGGTTCTGCTATCACAGTTGCCTCTGCCGCTGTGGGTGGTACTGTAACGTTCACCAAGCAGTAAGGTTTACAAGAGGGAAGGGATAACCTCTCTTCCCTCATTTCTAAGGAAAGGAGAAAGCTATGGCATATATTGCTCCAAACTCAGAAATTGCGCTTTTAAAAAATGTACCACTTGATGCAAGTTATGACCATACAGTTACCTTTGCAAATTCAACACAGCAGTATTTATATTTCAGAGGTAAAGTTTCTGATGGAAACGGCAGAATATTTCCGCAGAATAGTTATCAGAGAACTTCATCTAATAAAATAAGATTAGAACTTGGTATGGCTGAAGCTATTCAGTATAACTACCTTTATTTCAGAAATATTAGCTTTGAGAATAAATATTTTTATGCGTTCATCACTAATTGGGAATACGTCAATAATATTACTACTGAAATTACTTACCAAATTGATGTAATGCAGACATTTCTTTTTGATTACACCTTAAAGCAGTGCTTTGTTGAGCGTGAACATAGTAATACAGATGCTATTGGTGAGAATACTGTTCCAGAAACATTAGAGCAAGGCGAATATATAATTGATGGTACATCATTCTTTAAGCCTTATACAAAATATGACCAAACAACACAAGAAAAACTTGTAGATGGTGATATTTCGTCAGCAATTTTCTATTGCACATTTTATGAGGATAATAATTACCCAATAACTGATGTAAATAACCACTTTAAAAAATTTGAAGGTGGTCAAGCATATAATGTCTACACAGGTTTAGTTCCAATAGCTAAAGATAACCCTTCAACTGTTGCAGATTTTATTAAATATGCCGCACAATCACAGTTCAAAGATGGCATTATTGCCGCTTATATGTGCCCTTATGCACCATATACCTATGACTTGCTCGATTGGGATAATTTTATACCACGACATAATACTCTTGCAGGTTACGCGCCTAAAAATAAAAAGCTTCTTACGTATCCTTATAACTGTCTTAGAGTTAGAACTGATTCAGACAGCACAATTTATAGGTGGGAATTTTTTGGGCAAACTGTTAAATTCAGAATGCTTGGGTTGATAGTGCCAGAACCCACACTTATTTTGTACCCATTAGGTTATAATCTGCCACAGCCAAGTGAAGTGGCATTAACGGCAAATAGAATGACCATTAAAGAATTTCCACAGTTTGCTATTGATGTTGATGTATGGAAAGTATATTTTGCACAGCATGGTGCATCACTTGTTACTTCCATGATTGGCTCTGGAATTGAAGCAGGTGCTAAATTATTAGCATTATCACAAGGTGGACTTGCGGCAGGCGGCGCAATTATGACAGGGGTATCATCAAAGGGTAACCCCATAATGTCACCTTCTGCACCAATGGCAGGAAACATGAGTGGTGGATTAATGCCAGACCCAGTTACCACATTGCAAGGTGCTTCTGCTTTCACTGGTATAGCAACATCACTTGCACAAATATACGAAATAACAAAAAGACCACCAGAATTAAAAGGTACTCAAACATCACTTGCTGATTACTCTATAGGTGCAAAACAGTTTTATTTCGATAATCTTTGCATACGTCCAGAATATGCGCGTATTATTGATGACTATTTTACTATGTTTGGTTATGCCACGCATAGAGTAAAAATTCCAAATGTTCATGGTAGACCTTATTTCAACTATGTACAAACTAAAGCTTGTATCCTTGAAGCCAATGTGCCAGAAATATACAAACAGCAAATAATTAATATCTTTAATCGTGGTATTACTTTTTGGCATAGTGAAAATCTTAGTTCTGTTACACTTCTCGATAATCTTGTTGGTGACTACACAGTTGATAATTCACCATCATAAGAAAGGAGGAATTTAATCAATGGGCAGACGTAAAAGAGATAGAGAATTTTGGGAAAGTGCTGATCTGAATAACGCATCCTATATTCAATACTATGATCGACTTACAGAATTGTCTATCTCTATGTTTGAATGGCGTAACCTGCCAGATACAGTAGACCCCAGATTTCTTGAGTTGACCCTGTTCGCTAACGGCATGGCTGTATTCTTTAAGGATGAAGTCGAAGACTATTTGGCTCTTCAGTGCGCTATCAGTGGTCCGCTGAATGTCTATAGGATTCCTATCAGAAGAAGGGCATACGCTGTTAATGGCTATAACAGGGAACTGGATGATAAAAATAGCGTTATTATTTATAACAATATGTTGCATAAAAATAGTATGCTCGATGTAAGGATGTTTGCAAGAGAACTGTATAACCTTGATAGAGCAATAAGTGTTAACGCTAATGCACAGAAAACGCCTATTCTGATAAGGTGTAGCGAAAATGAAAGGTTGACCGTTGAAAATCTCTATATGGATTATGATGGCAATAAACCTGTTATTTTCGGAGATAGAGGTTTGAACCAGAATGCTATCAGTGTGCTGAAGACGGATGCTCCATATGTTGCCGATAAGCTTTATACTCTGAAAACTCAGAAGTGGAATGAAGCACTTACTTACCTTGGTATCAGCAATGTTAATATCACGAAACGTGAAAGATTGATTACTGATGAAGTAACCAGAAACCAAGGTGGTACGATTGCAAGTAGATACTCCCGTTTGCAGAGTAGAAGAATGGCTTGCGAACAGATTAATAAAATGTTTGGTCTGAATTTACAATGCGACTATAGAGAAGATTATCAAGAAATCGTGGATGCTGAAAATAGTGATACAATTAATTCAGAAGAGAGGAGCATGACAAATGAGTAAATATACTACTAAATTGAGATTCATTTGTGAAACTGAAGCAAGTAAAACTGAATCGGTTGGCTTCTCTGATGTAGATGAAGTTATTACTGCCGCATTACCACATATCTTTGATTTCGATTTTCCAATCTTTGATGAAAACTATCGTGTACCTCTGGAAACCAAAATCATTCGGCACTATTATACCAGAGAAATTGGACTCGAAACCTATGGCTTGTGGAAACTCAAACTTCAGACTAAGCTGAATGAAATCATGCCGTATTACAATAAACTCTATCAGAGTGAATTGTATACTTATAATCCGCTTTACGA